ATGAACAGCGTAACTATCGCAGGAACTAAAGAAAAGCTAGAGCTTCTAGTAGAAGCTTGTAAGAATGATAAGCTTTTGGAAACATTAAATCCTATTGGAGAATGGGATTACGGCAAAGCTTGTGAAGCTTGGGGTACTAAGTGGGAAGTTCGAGAGGTTGACTGGGATATGGACTACGATAACCTTGAACTAACTCTTAACTTCGACAGTGCTTGGGGGCCACCCACAGTAGCGTATGCTGAAGGTGAACTTCTACACAATCTAGAAATCAGAGCAACCTATTTTGAACCTGGTATGATGTTTGTAGGTATGTACGAAGATCGTGAAGATCAGTCTTGGAGTATTGATTTTGAAGACGAAGACTGGAAAGACAATCTACCAGAAGAACTTATTTCGGATTGGGGATTGGATTACGAGTATGATAGTTGGAAAGAGTATCAAGAAGAAGATGAAATGAATGGATAAATGGGATAGGATGTATATGAGGATGGCTTTTATTGCTGCCTCAGAAAGTCATGCAAGGAAAAGAAAAGTTGGCGCAATAGCAGTAAAGGAAAACAATGTTATCGGAATCGGTATTAACGGCACTCCTTCTGGTTGGCATTCTAATAAGTGTGAAGATTTAGACAACAAGACGTATCCATACGTTCTTCATGCTGAAACGAATATGATCAGCAAAGTAGCAAAATCAAGTATCTCCAGTCTTGGGGCTACTTGTTACACAACAACAGCTCCTTGTTTAGATTGTGCAAAATCAATCTATCAAGCAGGGTTTTCTAAAGTAGTCTATCACACAAACTACAAGAACACTGAAGGTATCGATTTCCTGAGAATGATGAGTGTAGAAGTCATTGAAATAGATTACGAAAAAATACCTGACCTTAAAGACCAAAACCCATAGAAAGGGGATTTTATGACACTAGCAATTATTGATGGTGATGTTCTATTATACATGGCTATGTGGAATCAGCCCACGCTAGGTGAAGCTAAAACTAAGTTTAAAGATATCTTTGATAACATTCTTGAACACATGTTCACAGATGACTACGTTATGGCTTTTGGTGGCCCTAACAACTTTAGAGATGAATTGTATATTGATTACAAAAAATCTACATCTCGTTCTAAGTCAAGATCTACTAAACCTGAATGGTTTGATGATCTGAAGTCACATTGTGTAAATGACTATGAGGGTGCAATTCTTACTGACGGTTACGAAGCAGATGATCTTGTTCGTATCTGGTCAACAGAAGCAACAGAAGCAGGAATTGACCATGTTGTTGTATCTGTAGATAAAGATCTAGATTGTATTGAAGGTAAACATCTAAACCCCCGTAGCATGGAATTTTATGAGGTAACTAAAGAATATGCAGAAAAACACTACTGGAAACAAATTCTCATGGGCGACTCTGTGGACAATATACCTGGAGTGGCTGGTATTGGCCCCAAAAAAGCTGATATCTTACTTGGTTATGGCACCGATCACAAAGAAATGAAAGCGGCAGTATGTAAAGCTTATCATGCAAGGTATCTTGAGGATGGTTACGACTACCTAGTAACAAATGGACGATTAATCCATATTTGGCGTAAACTCGGAGATCACTTTAAAATTGATCGAAGTTTTTATGAGGAAGCTATTTCTAATGATTGAAAACGGTCATTGGAAATTTAGCAGTAGCTTTGACAGTGAAGAGTGGTTTGGATTTATATACTGTATTGAGAATACGGTAACTAGTCAATTTTACATTGGTAAGAAACAATTTCACCATCATGGTAAAAAGAAGTCTAAGCACTATGGAAAAGAAATGGCGTGGCGGTCCTATGTAGGATCGTCCGTCCATCTCAAAGAGGATATCAAGAAGTACGGTAAAGATAAATTCAACTTTGAGATAATTGATCTGTACAAAACAAAAGGGGGTTTGTACTATGCAGAAGCTTATCTTCAAATGCTATCAGACTCTATGACAGAGTATTTATCTGATGGTAAAACACCTAGGTTCTACAATCGACAAATCGCTGCTATTCGGTTTGTCCCTAAAGAACAACCAACTAAGAAGACAAAGCTTTTCATTAACAAAGTAAGAAAGAAGTTTAAATGAGCGTACCACCTATTTCAATTGCACTCTGGATTACTAGTATCTTACTACTTGCCGCACAACTTATCTCAAGTTTGTTTGGCTTCTTTGTTATGGATCCTGTTATGAGCATTATTTTCTTTTTGCTTGCACAGGAAGTAGCTAAGATAATTGCATCATCAGAGGATGACTCAGGAGAGTAATAATGAGCCGAATTGTTATGCGTAATCAGCCCTGTGAAAAATGCGGGAGTTCAGACGCTAAACAAGTTTATGAGGAGGGTAGTGCATACTGCTTTTCTTGCAAATCACACTTTAAAGCCGAAGGGGTAACTATGAGTGTTCAACAAGAAGATAACAATAATTCATGGTTTGATCTTGAAGAAATTCTGGAATACCCGATTAAAGGGTTTAAAGAGAGAAATATCTATAGACAAGTAGCGGAGCATTACGGAGTACGTAGCTCTTATGATTACGAAGGTAATATTGATGCTCATTATTATCCTTCTGTAGATTCTTCTACTAATCAAATCACTGGTTATAAGATTAGGAAATTGCCTAAAACCTTCACTTCAACAGGTAAGATTCAAAAAACTTTATTTGGTCTTCATTTGTATAATGGAGGCAAACGACTAGTTATCACTGAAGGTGAGCTAGACGCGATGGCTGTTCAAACAGCTTGGTATATCAAATACAAAGAGTTTTTTCCTGTAGTATCTCTTCGTTCAGCATCTTCTACTAGTGACCTAGTCGAGGTTCGAGATAAGATTCGTACCTTCGATGAAGTAGTGTTGTGGATGGATAATGACGAAGCAGGTCACAAAGCTCTTAAAGAAGCTGCTCGTATTATCGGTTATGATAAAATTAAAGTAGCTAAAACTTCAGAGAAAGATGCTTGCGATACATGGATTAAAGATCCTGACAAAGTACTAAAAGCTATCTGGAATGCTACTACATACACTCCTGCTGGTATTTTGACTAAAGAGCAACTCTGGAGTCAACTAGAAAAATACAATGAAATGGAATCTGTTCCATATCCGCCTTTCATGACAGGACTGAATGAAAAGCTTAAGGGTATGCGACTAGGTGAAATCACTTTGTGGACTTCTGGTACTGGTAGCGGTAAATCAACTCTGCTACGAGAAATCGCTTTACACCTTCTAGAAGATACTGATGATAAAATCGGTATTATTTCTCTTGAAGAAAGCCCTGCAGAAACAGCTCGTAAAATGGCAGGTATGGCTATGAAGCGAAACCCTGCAAATGAGGAGATACCTATTGAGGAGTTAAAAGATGGCTTTGATGCTGTGTTTGGTAGCGATCGTGTCATGGTTCTGGATCATCAAGGTAGTATTTCAGACGGTTCTATCATGGACTTTCTTGAGTATATGTGCCTTAGCGGTTGCAAGTACCTTTTTGTTGATCACATTACCATTCTAGCCTCTGAAGGAACAGAGGGTCTAACGGGTAACGAAGCAATTGACAAGATCATGAATGACCTTTTGCGTCTTGTTAAGAAGCATAATGTTTGGATTGGTCTGATTAGTCACTTGCGTAAAACAGACAACAAAGGTAAGTCCTTTGAAGAAGGTAAGTTGCCTTCTATGGACGATATTCGAGGATCTGGTTCTATCAAACAAATCTCTATGGACATTATTGCTTTTGCTCGTAATGTCGGTTCAGGTAATATTGAAGAACGCAATACTATTAAAACCAAGGTTTTGAAGTGTCGGTACACAGGTCTTACAGGTCCATCTGGTAGCTTGTATTATGACTTTGATACAGGTCGCTTATCAAAAGGAAACGAGTTTGAAGATCTATCAGAAGACAAATCGGGAAGGTTTATGTCAATATGAATGATGCCACATACGTCTCTATAATCTATCAACTACTTGATACTAAGTGCGATAAAAACAAGCTTGGGCCTGGAGTTAAAGAATTCTTGAGAGGTTTAGAATTAGAAATGGAGGTTATCCGTTGGGATGACCCTAGTACAGCAGACTATATAATGCACTATGCAGATGTAGTTTTAAATGACAATGAAGAGATTCGAAAAGGAATGCACTAATGACTAAAATTGAAAATTACTTTGAAAGTGTTGTTTTGAAGTTGATTAAAACTAAAGAACACTTTGATGCTTTTGTCAGTAACCCTGACGTTCAAAAGAAATTTAACGAAAACGAGATTGAAGAACTTCGTGAGATGTTCATTGATCATATGTTTAATGATGATGAAGATGATGAAGAACTTGTAGAATATGTATTTGAAGATGTAGAGGAAGATGATGAAGATGATGAAGAACTTGTAGAATATGTATTTGAAGATGTAGAGGAAGATGAAGAAGATGAGTAATTCTGTTCAAATTGATGATTTTAAAGATGAAGGATTTAGATACACACCTGAAACACTAACGGAGGCTATGCTTCAGGATCACACAAGTTATCTAGAAATAATCACTGATACAGTTATCAGAGTTGGTTACTACAATAAACCTAATGAGTTCAACTATGCAGAAGAACTAGCTAACTGGCTTGAAACTGTAACTACTTATACTGATAAACAAAAACTCACCATGCTTTATTTCTTCTGTGTTGCTAAAGGGGCATCTGAAGTTGAAAAGTTTGTAGCATGGTCTTTTGGAGATAATACTGGAAATAAACCAAGTTTTTTACCAACAACTTAAGGAGCTAGCTATGCTTTTCGAAGAACAAATCTCTCGCAAACCTGACTTGTATCCGTGGACTAAACAATTTATTGATGCTATCTGGGAAGGTTTCTGGACCCCAGATGAATTTAAGTTTACATCGGATTATGCGCAGTTTAAAACAGAACTAAATAAAGAAGAACAAGAAGTGATTGTTCGTGCATTGTCGGCTATTGGTCAAATTGAAGTAGCTGTGAAAACTTTTTGGGCTGATATTGGTCGGCATATGCCACATCCCTCTATCCGCGACTTGGGTTTTGCTATGGCTAACTCTGAAGTAATTCATAACTTGGCTTATGAAAAACTTCTTGACGTACTACACCTAACTCATGTGTTTGAAGAAAATCTGAGTGAAGCAGTAATTAAAGGT